CAGCTGAAACTCTTTGTTTTAAATCTGACATAGCAGCTATGTCATTCCAATGTCCTTTAGTTACATCTGGAACCGTAGCTATAAAAACACCATCACCTGGTTTAGCACCTGGCATAGTTCTTACTACACCCCAAGGATTCCTATCAATTAGGTCGGGTATAGAAACTTGTGTTGGATCTACAAACATTAAATTATTTAATGCTGCTTGAACATTATCAATACGAGAACGCAATAACCAAGTTGATACTTCGTGTAATGGTAATAATAAATCATATAAAGATTGACTAAATGTTTTATGTGTATCTTGAAACAATCCACCTATTACTACTGGGAACTGCTGACCATAAGGATTTAACTGACATCTAATTATAGCTTCTTCATCTACTACTGTGATACACATCCATAGTTGCTCTATAGACGGAACACCTACTTCATAACCTTGTAGACGAACCCACATCTCATCAACAATTCTTGCATTGTCTAATGTAAAGTGATGTCCATTTTCACTACCTATTGGTTCTTCTGGATTTATTGATAATCCTCTACCTTCTTCTTTAAAAAATTTATGTGCATCCCAGGAAGTTTTTCTGCCACCTTTTTTTCGTAGACCTGGGTATTTATTTATCTTTGGATACATACCACTTGATACCAAGGCGTTTGTTGAAACGAAGTCACTAAAAATAATGAACTGCATTCTATCCCATTCACCCCAGTTTACTCTTGGGTCTGGAAAACAACGCCTAGGATCAAAGTTAACAATATGATTGGTATTCTTTTTAGCATCCCAAATAACTTTAGTTGGGGCAAACCCATACCTGATACTGTCAAGTAACATTTGAGCCAGTCTTGCCTCTCCCGCCGTTCTCCTCATATGTTGGTGCAATAATCTTTCTAAGATTAAAGCTGACCTTCTGGACTTCCTGTTCATACCTTCTAGTTGAAACATAGGATTACGCCCAGCTAGTGCTGCCATCATATAAGTTAACACAGTGTCTGCGATGGCTCTGGTGTCGGCAACTACAGCCTTCTCTCTAAACTTAGTAGAGTTTGCAGGAGTCCAAACATCGTGTGCTCTGTCCGCATCACGCCAATGATCGTATCTTCTAGATATCCTTTCAAAGGACATTTTTGAAGCTGCACGAATATAATCAATAAGTTTTGCTTCTTGATCTTCGGTTAAATCATCAGAGATATCTTCATATTGAGATAGCTTCTCCATATGAGGTGCTAAATCTACGATGATATCATTTGGATCATTTGTTTGGTTTCTATAGTTCATAGTTCCTTATATCCTACATATATTATTTTATCGTCCTATAACTCACCCCAACCAGCAAACCTCTTGTCTTTTGATTGAGTCAGTTTTTCTTTCCATTCTCTTGGTTGATATTGAGCATCAAGACTTGCATTTAAAGATGTGGACATTTCTATTGGCACATTAAGTGCATTAGTATTAAATCCTGACATTTTACTTAAAACATCTAGACCCAAAGATAGAGCATCTATTTGGTCATCATTTTTTCCATTAGGAAAAGATTGTGCTTCTTCCATAAAATCATCTACCCAATTAGCAGTTTTATTTAAAAAGACTCTACCTCCTTCTATCATAGGTGTAACTGCATTTAATCTAGCAACTTTATCTTGTACTACTTTAAATGGTAGCACAGATACACCTGATTGATTTTTTAATTCTTGTATTAGTGATTGACCACTAGCTTTATCCTCAATATAGAAACCTCTTAATCCTTTACCTCTCCATTTTGTATTAAGTTGTATACAAGCTCTTTTTAGTTCTGGAAAATCCCATTTGTTTCTTATGATATCTATAATATATAAATCACCATTTCTATCTGCACCCATAACCATAAGCACAGAAAAATCTGATTGTTCTGTTTTCTTGAAAGCTGTATCTGCAGCTATTATAATTGATTGATACTCTACATCTTTTGGTTCGTAATATTTCCACCAACCTGACTTAATAAGATTACCACCAACGATGTATGGTGTTTGTTGGTACAATGATGCAAATTCACGAGGATCTAATTTTTTTCTTTTATATAATTCTTCTAATGGGAATCTTTCTTCCCACAAAGCTTCTTCAGCATCTTCTTTATAATATCGTTTCCCAGGAGCGACAGTACTTAACTTACCGCTTGGTATGTATCTTGGGTCGTCAGGAGGTAGGTCTGTTACTGGTTTTTTCTCTCCAGAAATTATCTTAATAGCAGGAAAGTTTATATGTTCCCATTCTCCTGCTTTCCAATCTGGTGTTTCCATAAGTCTACCAGCTACATCATCTGGGTGCCATCTTGTTAATATGACTATCTCTATTGGCTTTGTACCATCTGGTTCTGGTTGCTTACGAGTTGTTAGTGCTGAAATATAATATGACCAGGTTTTATTTCTTTGTGTTATTGAATCTGCTTCTTCTCTAGCTTTTACAGGGTCATCAAGTATTAACAATGTTGATGCACGACCAGTAGTTGATCCACCTATACCTGTTGCAAAGTAAGTGCCATTTAAAGAAGTTCTCCAATCGTCTACCGCTCTACTTTCTTCCGACATTTTAAAGTCTTGGAATGCTTGCGTAATACGCGGTTCGCGTGCCAGATCGCGTACTTGACGCCCAAATGTCTTTGCCAAATCCTGATTGTACGAAGTGGATAAGACATTACGATTTGGTTTACGACCGAGGTAATATACTGGGAAATGTACCGTTGCCAAAAAACTTTTAGCGTGTCTAGGCGGCATCGTGATAAGAAGTTTTGTTTTTCCGAGGGTTCCTTTTTCAAGTGCATCAAGTTTCTCCATTAGTTTATATTGAAAATCAGCAAACTCAAGGTCTGGATTCATCATCTTTACAAAATCTGTAAAACTAGACTGAGCTTTCTTTAGCTGTAAAAGTCGTCTAGCAGCCTCTACTTGACTGACTGTCATTATCCCTACCTCTTTTTCTTTTTTGCAAAAGTTCTTACATTCGTTGGTTTTGGACCCTTATTACCTGCTGCTCTTTTTCTTCTGACTGCGGAAGCTTTTTGTGATGATGACATTGATCTAGCTTTAGATAGTGGGACACACTTTGGATACTTACGACCATCACCTTTTTTTCGCCCACAAGGTTGGTATTTACCATTCTTTTTGGGTGCACCTATGTCTACCCATTTTTCTTTAACCCATTTTCTTAGACTCATTTTGGTTTTGCCTGAGTAGATGGTTTAGTATCTTTTTTTGATATTACAGGTATTTTTTTACCACCACTACAACCACTAACCATTGGTTTATGTTTGCTCATTTCTTTCTCCTTTTAGATTTTTTTAGTTTCTTAAAATCTGCACCAGTAATTTTTTTTCTTGGTGGTGCAACTGCCGCTAATTTCTTTTGTTTACTACTATATTTTTTATATGGCATATTATTTTCTCTTTCTCCTTTTTGATTTTGTTTTAGATTTCTTTTTACCACCTGGTTTTATTTTACCAGAACAAACAGCTGATGCGTACATATTAGCATAAGCCGAAGGGTACACCTTAAATTTTCGCTTTGCTGCTGATTTACCTCTTGCACATAGTTTTGCCATATTTACTCCTACCAAGCCTTACACGACCAGTAACGAGCTTTGGTCTTAGGTCCAGGATTTGAGCAGTTATGTCTTGCTCTAAAGCTCTTACGGCGTGCAGGTATGTTCTTTTTTATTTTCATATTTGGATCCCCGAACCGAACTATCTTAATTTTAGCACCATCAGATACACATACTGCTGATTTTTTCTTACCACCTGGTGTACGAAATGGTTTATTTAAACTTTTACCTTTACAAGGACCACTAGCCTTTCTCTTTGCCACTATTTATCTCCTGTTTAATTACTTCTTTATGTTCTACCACAGAATCATCTAGTTCGTCTGCCCTTGCTGCTATTTGTTCAAGTTCTTGTATAGACAACTGGTCTACCTTTTTGTGCTCTACAGAATGTTCGTTAAAACTGTGGTGTAAATCTGGCATAACTTTGTTCAACATAACGCTGAATAATCTAACTTGTTGGTTAGACCAGTTCTTATCACCCTTTAATACTTGTCTAACTTTAGGAATATTATTTCTAACTACATCAAGCACAGATCTACGAACTCTATCTACTTCAATAGGAGTTACTGGTGGTAGACTACCTGTTGATTTTACTGGATTTGGATTCTTTCTTACATTCGGCATATCTTATTTTAACCCTAGTTTCAAAAATTGCTACAAAATATATTTATGGTGGGGATGACACACGCGTGA